CACTTATCTCGCTCTGCGGTTACCTTAACTAACTGTATGACTACATCGCCGTATGTTTCCCCAGTAAATGCTGTTTTGACACAAGGTGCAGTATAGGCTTGAGGCGGATAAATATATTCTGGTTTAGTCGTGATTTTATTCGTGCAAGCGGTCAAGAACAGACTGAGGCAAACGAGTGTGAGCACAAGGTTGAGTCTTAATGATTGTTTTAACTGATTCAGCATTTTCTGTTGCTATCCTTTCTATTTCATTATTACGCTCTTGTTGCTCAATAATGGCATAACGCTCTTGTTGTAACGCAAGACTTAATGATTTGTTAGCATCTTCTTGTTGCTGGATAGTATTTTCTTGTTGTTTTGTCGTTATTTCCAACTCATCTATAACGCTAGATTGGTAACGCAATGCACCAATCAAAACCACGACAACACCCGCTAACGCCATGTAAATGTACTTAGTCATTATCCGTTACCATTAATGCTCGATAGAGCTTGCAACGCTCATCAATGCCATTTAGTCCACCATTAATTCTTCGCGTAACTTTTTCCACAGAATTAAGCTCAGCCAACTCATAGCATTTCCAATACCACACTGCAGTTTTAACAGATAAATCTAAATTCCCTGCCACATCATCTGGCTCAATATCTCTACCTAACCATTTTCTAAACGCGGCATAATTATCCTTACCTGTGATCTGAATCAGTCCACGACCACGATACTTCCAACCATCTCCACTTTTCTCATCGCCATTACCTAGACGATTAGCATAAACACGATTGGCAATAAGTTCAGGTTTGCGCTCATATTTCTTCGCTATAAGAGGGTCTGGGAAATATTTACGGAAAGTTTTAGAAAGCCCAAGCCAAGAATAATTTAAATTTTCTTTAAATCTTGTAAATCCGCCACTTTCATGTCCACATTGAGCCAAAAACATCGCTTGCTGCATCTTATTCACACAACCTGCTTTTTCTATCTGCGCCGAAATAGCTTGATAAACACCTTTAACTGCGTGTGGAAAAATTTTATTAAATGTCACTTCGGAAATCATCATTGTCATCTTTTTCAATTCTCCGATTAATGAATTTAAATAAAAACTCGCGAATTTTTTCAGTACCAACAAAACCAATCATCGTGCCAAGAAATGAAGAATATTCTGTATGCCCAAATAAATGCGTACAAATTGGCACTGCAACACCCGCAATGGATGCACACATAGCCGCATCAATTAAAACATAACGAATAGCTGGCTTTTTACGCATAAACCCAAATCTTAAAAGAGAAATAAATAACGCCCAAAAAGCACTCTGTGCTGAGCTAGAACTAAGATTTGTTTGCAACCAAGACCATATTAACGCCCACACATCAGGCTCTTTAATTGGCATATATTTTCTCCCGCCTGTTCTTTAGGCAATAAAAAAGCCCCGACCGTTTCCGATCAGGGCTGTAAAATTCTTTCTTGCGTTTGCTATGCACTAAAACCGCAATATAGTACATATGATACACTTTTAGTGTGCACTGTCAAGCGGTTTATGAAGTGCGGTAATTAGTGATGACGTGTCGCAAATATACCCATCGCAATCTTGGTTTAAATTGAGTTCGTATGCTGCCCATAACAACGCCACCGCAAAGAGAATTCTGAACATAATGTATCCTTTTTCGTGAATTTGAGGTGTAAAAATCCGCCACACGGTAAAGTGCGGTCGGATTTTCCGTTGTTTTTAGAAGTCGATTTTGACTGCTTTTGGATTAAAGCCTCGCAAGTGTTTTAATACACGCCAGTTTGTCATTTGGTCGATGTCAAAATCACTTGTGATGCGGTTTAAGATTTGATTGGTAGAGCGTAGCACGCTTAGATACTCGTAAGCCTGCCCGTAGATTTGTGAACTCATATTTGAGCCTAAAACTCTAAAGGCTTTTTCGATATGTTGGAATGTGACGATGCCACGCATGAAAGCGAACCACAACCAAACAAGCTGTTGAAGTTCATACTCGGTAAATTCAAAACTGAATTTCTTTTCGGGTTCTGGCAAGGCGAGCTGTTGCGGTTGAAGTTGATATTTTCCTGTTTTACGAATTTGCGGAAGAACTTCTTCAAATACCCACGCTTCAAATGGTTCAGCTTCTGGTTTACGAGATTTGATGATCAGACGGTAAAGATTTGGTTCATTGATAAAGATCGCTTCCTTTCTACCGCTTGGATAGCTGATATAGCGTTTTGCTATACCAGCTTCTTTACAATGTTTTTTCATTGCATCAGGCGCATTTACATAACCGAGAATATCGCACACATCTGTGCCACAGAACCAAATTTCACTATTAGGATCGGTAATCGTGCGAACTGGGGAATTTTTGAAATTAAATATTGAGAATTGGATTTGAGTAGTCATCTTGATTTCCTTTTGATGGAAGCCCCCGATAAATCGGGCGTTCGACAGCTCAAAACTGGTCAAGAATCCAGCGGACTTATTCCCTTTCGGTATTGTATTAGTCGCACTGTCGAACATTGATTGATAATTTTCTTTTTATGCGTTGTAAGTCTTAATGGCAATAAAACAAACAAGGTAAATTTTACGCATAAAAAAATCACGCTGACGGGGTGAGTTACCGTTCTTGATAAGGCTTTTGAGACCTTGAATAAAATAGTAGAGGAAAATTTTGAGAATGTAAAGCATAAAATAATGCTTTACTTAAATATAATTTAGCATTATGCTAATAAAAGTTATAAATAAGCAATGGAGCAACATATGGTTTCCACCTCCTTAACGGCTGAAAAACGTAAAGAACGAGCCGAGAAAGCAGCGTTAGCACGCTGGGAACATAAAAAAGCACTAGAAGAACTCCCTTTAGCTATTCACGAAGGCGTATTAAGCATTGGTGATAAATCGCTTGATGTGGCAGTGCTTCAAAATGACTTACGCATTATTTCAAGTGCTTCTGTTTTTGAAGCATTAGATCGCCCAAATCGTGGTTCTCGTGGTGGCGCAATAACAGAAAACGAAGAATTGATCAAACTCCCTGCGTTTATGGATGCAAATAATCTAAAACCATTTATTAATCAAGATGTTATAGATGTGATCAAAGGGGTTAAATATCGCACCAAAGACGGTAAAATTAAGGAAGGATATGATGCGACTATTTTACCTGTCGTGTGTGATATTTATCTACGAGCACGTGAAGAAGGGGCGTTGGTTGGTAAGCAACAAAACACCGCCCAAAAAGCAGAAATTCTAATCCGCTCTTTAGCCAAAGTGGGCATTGTGGCATTAGTGGATGAAGTCACCGGCTATCAAGATGCACGAGCCAAAGACGCACTCGCAAAAATTTTTGAAGCCTTTGTCGCAAAAGAATTACAACCTTGGGTTAAAACCTTTCCTTTAGACTATTACAAGGAATTATGTCGTTTATATGGCGTTCAATTCCCTCCGAAAAATAATAATCAATTTCCACAATTCTTCGGGCATATTACAAACAACGCCGTGTATGCCCGACTCGCTCCAGAGTTATTACCAGAACTCAAAAAATCGGCAAGTAAACAAGCAAAAAAAGTAAAATTACACCAGTTTTTAACGGAAGACGTAAGGCACCCTAAATTGCGTGAACATTTATCTTCTATCGTTACACTTTTAAAGCTATCTAAAGATAAAGATAATTTTTATGAAATGTTAGATAAGATACACCCCAAACTCACACTTCAGGAAGGACAAGAATAGAAAGAATACCTACCCTTGAAATAAATGCGGTCAAAATAGACCGCACTTTTCAGGCAATAAATAAACATTGCTTGCCTTCTGTTGATAATAGCAATAAAAGTGATGTTTTTACCGTTTTCAATCGATTGAAATATTCACGCCGTGAAATATGTAAATATCGCCAAATTTCTTGTTTTTCCCATCTCTTGATATAAGTCAGAACGAATACATCATAAAGTTCTGGTGTGACTTTTCTAATTACACCAAGGTAGCCATCAATTTCCATGCCTAATTCATCGCTTATAGGACGCATACGATATTTTTCAGCATAACGAGCATCACATTTCATCTCTGCAAACCCTGCGGCTACACGTGGAAATTCAGTCTCATAACGAGGTGTAGCCCAATAACCAAATTCAACTGAAATCACATCAATATTCACGTAAGCTCCTTAATTTTTGCCTTGTAATGCTTAATCATCGCCTTGCAATCTTAAATCTAAGCTTATTCCAGTAGATTTCACTTCAAATCTATTTTTATACTTAGTAGTAGTGTGCTTAACTGCTGCATTTGGATGTGTTGAACTTGTCTCAAATAATGCTCTTTCTATGCTCCACCCATCTCTAATTCTTCTCAAGATTGTATTCCCAGCTACTGTTACGCCATCTTGTCTAGCCCACTCAGCTGCTGTCATTGTTAATCCATTAAAAGTTATTTTAGAATGACCTTTGTGTGTATATTTAGGTATTAATGTGTGACTTCTCATTACGTTACAAGCTCGGCAAATTGGTCTAAGGTTTTCTAGCGTGTTGTTGGTAATGTCATTATCAATATGATCGATGTGACAACTGCTCCAAGTTAGCTTGCAGCCACAAAGCTTGCAGTTAGGTAAATTATTTTGATAAATGCTATAAATCACAAATCTATGCTCATAAACATACCCATCGCTCATTGCTAATTGGTGTCTTGGTTCGAAAATTAACTGATAACCCTTTCCATTGTGTCTTCTGTATTTTCGGATTGGTTTCGGAAGAAGATCATAAGTTCCGTTTCTCATAAATCTAAAATAGTGCATTTGGCAAACGCAATCAGCTTTATACATAGCCTCTCTGTTGCAACCATCAATCTTGCATTTCATTTTCTAATTCCTTGTTCTTCAATCTGTATAGTTTTAGCATTTCTTTAAGCTCAGAAATTTCCCATTTTTTAATTCGATGTTGATTTTCTTCCAACCACTCAACCTCTTGCTCGCCAATCTTCTCGACTAGTCTTGGTCTATATCCATGTATATTTCCGCCACCTACGAAAAGATTGCATCTGATACAGCCAGAATGGATATTCCTCTCATCAAATCTTAAAAATGAGCTTCTTCCCTGCGGAATAAAATGAGACGCTTGAAAACTAGGTTTCCATACCGTTCCACAAGCAATACAAGGTTGTCCTTTATCTCTCAATCTTATAAATTTATTTACCTCTTTTTGAAGAGCTTTTAGCCAATGCCCTCTCACCATCTAGTAATCTTTTTTTACGCTCTATCTGTTCTTGTTTTTCCGCTTTCTTTTGCCTTTTTCTTGATTGTTCTCGGACTAATTTAATCGCACATTCAGGCGAGCAAACTTTTTGTGTTGAGCTAAAGGTTTTTACAAACGCTTTGCCACAAACTTTGCATTTACACTCTTTCGCCATTAGCCAAACACCATATTAAACATTCCCCAAACTGCCACAATCCAAAGCACGATTTTTAACTCTAGAATCTCGTCATCATTTAAGCGTTTCATTTAAAGCCCCCATCTATCGTTAAACCTCACGCCATTTTGCACGCCCCAGCTGGTCACATACTCGATTAGGCTTGCCATTCGAGACACACTCATTTGAGCTGAACTCTCACGAATATTCACAAATTCCCCCTCAAGACCTGGCACAACATCCACTTTTTGATTTGTGGCGATTGCGTGACCCGAAATAAACAACACTTTCCACTGCTCCATTGTGAGCTTACGCCCCATAAATTCCGCCTGATTTGCCACATCTTGGCACATAGCGTGAAACTTGGCGTTTTGCTCAAGATTCCGTGTTATTGGTTGGATTTTGACTACCAACGGCTTTTTATCGTCTGTTGGCAGTTCCTTGATTAAATCCAAGCAATTATTTTTAATGCGTTGATCACGTAAAAAGAAAGGTTTATATTGGCTCATCACATCATTCCCAACGCTTGAATAACATCGCAAAACTCATTCTTTGTACTCCACACCTAAATCTTCCAACCCAAAATAACCGCAAGATTTTGTTCGATTCACTGCACTGTATTTACTTACCTGCGGAAACGGTATCGGCTCAATTAAGTGACCGTTACAACGAAAACGATCGTCATCCCATTCGCTGCTCGATATAAAATAATCTGGCGTATAAAAATCCTCTAATTCCGCACCGCACTTTGGGCATTTGTAGCTTGTCATTGCAATACCCCTTTCATCATTGCCATCAAGCTATCGCGCGCCTTATCAGCCTTCGCTTTATCGTAAAAACTTGGTTTTACTGGAATCATTTTCGGAATATCCTCAAAAGGAAAATTCGACCGCACTTTTTCTGCCGCTTCTATGAGTAATTTCGGAATAGCTTTCAACGTGTCCTCTTCCGATTTTTTCTTGCACTTTTCGTACAGATTTTTAAGCAACCAAAATTCCACTTTTGAACGATATTGAAATTCATCCCGATTGAATCGGGCATATCCTAAGAAAGTTTTATAACGCTGGTATAATTCCGCTTCGTTCGGTAAGCCCAATACGTGGTAGTCCAGAACTTTGCATGCTTGAATAAATTCACCGACACTTGGCAAATATCCATTTGGCTTAGCACGCATTTCCGCCATACCTCGTTTGACTTGTGTTATTTTTGTAATTCCATTTTCAGCAAAGCCTAAAATCCACTGGCGTTTTACTACCTGCAATCGCTCTGGGGTAAGGTTAAGCAACTGAGGGCAACTAGCACAAAGTTGGTCGAACAACGTATCAATAAATTTCTCCACTTGTGCTGATACACCTTGGTGCAATGATTGATTAGTTAATTGGTTCACAGTACATTCTCCCAGTCTTCAGGACGATTCCACGGCAACGCATTTTTTTCTTCAAAACTCATTTTTTGTGCTTGGGATGTTCGCAGTTTCTCATCACGCCAATCCCACGATGCGTTAAATCCCTGCCAGTTGCGTTCGATGCAAATCTCCACCACTTCACAAATCGAAATTCCTGCTTTGTCCGCTTGTTTTTGCAAACGGCTAAGTTGCGTTTCGCTAATTGCCCCTCGCTTAGTTTTACGATGCGCAATAAAATCTTTAGCAAGCTGTCCTGTTATGCCAAACCGCTCAAGCAAAATTTCGGATTCGCTTTTTTGCGTAGTTTTTTTAGGTTCATTGACTGGTTCTAAAGAGTGACTGGTTATGGGTGAAATATTTTCACTACCCCCTAGTGCAAAATTTTCACTACCTAGTGAAATATTTTCACCACCCAGTGCAAAATTTTCACTACCTTGTTCAAGGTGTAAAAGATATAAATTTGAGATGGAACCATCTTTATTTTTACGTTCTTTTTTGCTTACTAATCCCATTTTGATTAAACATTCAATGTGACTGATTGCACTACGTCGGGTCATCTCGCATTTATCGGCAATGTATTGATAACTAGGAAAACAAATTCCATCATCATTGGCATTATCAGCGAGTTTTAAAAGCACAAGTTTTCTAGCAGGATTGCCAACCTTACAATTCATTGCTTGAACCATTAATCGCATACTCATAGCATCAACTCCGAAGCATAACGTGACGCGATAAATTCAATGCCTTTGCTTGTTACACGTGTCTGAGTGTAATTGTGACCGTGTTCAGCGGTGCCTGTTTTAACCGTAAAAAGATCTTTGGTGTGTGCCGATTGATAAGGCAAAAGCACGCCCGATTGACGATACAAATATTTATCTTCCACCAAGCGATTGACCAATGCACGCTCAGATATTTTCAAAATCTTCGCCGTCTCACGAAATGATTTACTCGTCCCCACTTCCACATAGTGATCGACAAAAGCGACTTTAGGTGCATTGCGCTCTTTTTCTGCTTGCAACTGAGCAGCTAACATCAACGCCTCAGAAAAAGATTGCGGAATAAGTGCGGTTGGTTTTTGTCGATTTTCCAACGCTTGCCAGCGATCGACCACTGCGGCGGTAAATTCAGGCGATAAGCGAGCGACAACAACAAACGTATCCCGCTTGTTTAACTCATAGTAATCAAACCATTGATTTCTATACTCAAATTTTAGTGGCTCAATTTGAGCGACTAAATTTTGTTCAATCAAATCACGAATAACACGTAATACATTTTTGTGTTCTTTATGTGTAATCTCCGCAATTTCCCGACTACTCATCGTCAAAATACTTGCGTTTTCTTTCGTCATCGTTAATAATTGGTTCATCTGTATATTCCTTAATGAATTAGCCACGGTTCCCGCCGTGGTTTTTTTATTTCTTGTGTAACACAATCGCACATTCAATCGAATGTTGCGTCGCTGCTAAATGCTTACTCAATGCTTGACGGATTTTGTCTTCTTCTTTCGAAGTGATTTCACCGTCTTCTAATGCCTTTTCTAATGCCGCAAATAACAAGCCACGCGCAGAAAGCTCGTGCAGTTGTAAATTGGCAAGCTCAACCTTGTCTAATTCATCCTCCGCTACATCTGGCACAAAACGTCCACCAGAATTTCGGCAAAGCTCATCGATAAAATCAGTGCATCCATACTCAAGTTGCAGTGCAATCAATTCTTCATTTTTGAATCGTTGGCCCTTTATTTGATAAAGGCGATTCTTTAATTCACTTTCGGTAAAACCTAGGAATCCAGCTACCGCACTTCTCCCCCCAGGAATCCGATCAACCATTTCGATAATAACTTTCTTCATTTCCATAATTTTTGCCTTATTTTTATGGTTTTCTTTTTGGTAAAGGTTGGTAAATTAATCCCACAAATCAGGACGTAATTCGGATTTCTTGACTTTTCCATCTGTAAGTTCTTCAATCTTTGCGCAACGTTCCGCAGGTACTTTTTCACGCCACTTGGAAACAGCCCAAGGGGTAAGATTGAAATGTCGAGCCATAGCCGAAATACCGCCCACGATTTCATAAGCTTTTTCGATTGGTAGCATTTTAACCTCTTTATTCTATTTAAAGTAGTATAATTCTACTATTAAAAATAGAATTGAATCAACCATTTTAATTTTGTATCTTCTACCTTTAGTAGAATAAAGGAGTGTCTATGACAGATTTAGCAAGCCGACTTAATGAATTAATGGCTAAACAAGGCAAAAATATTGTGGATTTACAAAAAGCTGTTGGCGTAACCTATGAAATGGCTAGACGTTACACTTTAGGCACTGCAACCCCGAGAGATAATAAAATTGAAGCTATAGCGAAGTACTTTGGAGTTACCCCTGCTCATTTGAAATACGGAACAGTCGATTCTTTAGAAAATCAAGTAACTTCTAATGTGAAAGACGTTGGCTCATTCGACTTATGGGATCGCAATACTCCACTAAATAGCGATGAATACGCCGTTCCGTTTTATCAAGACATTCGCCTTGCTGCTGGAAACGGATTTGCTGATGACATAGCGGACTATAACAACTTCAAATTGCGTTTTTCCAAATCAACACTACGTAAACAAGGCGTACAGTACGAAAATGCGGTATGTGTGATTGCTGACGGAAACTCGATGGAGCCTGTTATTCCGGATGGAACAACAGTTGGCATTGATCTTGGTAATAAAACAATCCGAGATGGGAAAATATACGCAATAAATCACGGTGGGCTACTACGCATAAAGCTACTTTACAATATGCCAAACGAACAAGTGAAAATCCGCAGTTATAACACCGAAGAACACCCTGATGAAATAGCAGAACTACAAGATATTTCTGTGTTAGGGAAAGTGTTTTGGTATTCAGTATTATTATAGAAAACATAATAACTAAAACGACTTCTACATAAGTTACCCAAGGAACCAACTATGGATATTCGATTATGGAGATCTATTGTTAGACAAAGAACATTACGAGCTCTCACAAGTAAAGAAAAGAAAATCAGACAAAGAGGCGGAAAGCCTAAATATAAACATCTTGCTCATAAATCCTTTAATCTTTTTGAGGTTATCGCCCCATATAAAATTATTTTAGCTAAAGAAATAGGGTATGAATTTGTAGCATTTAAAGAAGAGCTCGAAGAAAAAGCAAAACTAGCAGCACGAAGTCGAAGTCGCCTGAAACTAAATTTTCGGGACACTGATATTATCGATGCTGCCGCTTGTAGCGTTTTAATAGCTGTTTTAGATACGATAAAATCGCAATATAGAACCTTGAAATTTCAAATTGTAAGACCAAAATCAAAACCAGCAGATCATCGTAAACATATTCCCTATGATGTTGATGCTATATTTTGTCATATAGGACTATATAAATCCTTAGGGTTTAATTATACATCTTCATCTTCTCAAGAAAATGTGAAATGTTGGCATTATGTTTATAGTGATAGTGCAGATGGCGAAATCACAAAGCCACTATTAGATGAACTTAAAAGTATGGGGGTGAAAGGGATATATCCTAGTTACATTGAAGCGATTGCAAATGCGGTAGAACATGCTTACGCCCAAAATATTTATAGTGAACGAGAATTTCCTATAAAACGTTGGTGGATGTTGCTTGCTATCCTAGAAGGAAAATTGTCACTTTTTGTTTGTGATTTGGGTCACGGGATCCCTAATACCCTAGAAAAAACACAGAAAGCAAATGTACTTTCTGCTATTTGGAATAGACTAAAGCAGCTGGGGAAACCGACAAAAGATTGTTTATATATAAAAAGGATTGGGACATAGAGGAAAAGGGGGAAGTGATATTCGAGCATTTATTGACAAAACACCAGGAAGCAGGCTAATAATTCGTTCAAATCGAGGAATGTATGTGTATAATGGCAAAGATAAGCCAGATTTAACCAAAGAATCTAGATACTCTATTAATGGTACTGTTGTTCAGTGGAACATTCCGCTACAAGAAATTAAGGAATAATAATGCAAACTATTTATGTAAAAGATTTCAGCCAATATCCAGGTCCACGTTACATTAAAGATGGTAAAGCTAGTGGAGAGGAATTTAGAGATTCTATTCTTATCCCAGCAATAAAAAGGGATCCTGATATCATTCTTAATTTAGATGACACAGAAGGATATGGCTCTTCATTTCTTGAAGAAACTTTTGGAGGAGCAATTAGAAAAGGTATTTCTCCAGAGGTTGTTTTAAATCTTGTTAAAAACCTTATTTCAAATGACGACCATGATATTATTGACGAAATTAAAAGTTATGTAGAAAAAGAGATTGAGATTTTATCTTTGAAGGATAATAAATGACTCTTTCTGATCTAATAGCTTTCTCCGCGCTTATAGTTTCTATCTTTGCGTTACCTATAAGCTATATATTAGGCGCAAGGGGTTTAAAAAATACAGCTTATAATGGAGAGCTCTCAAAATTATCTGATTTGTGCGATCTTGTTTTTACAGAAGCGTTAAATATCCACAAAAAGACACAATCAAATTTAAGTGATGAAATGGATTACCACCTGATGATTGCATTTCATAAAAGATTGCAATCAAAATGTCTGGAAATTAAAAGCCTATCAAATTCAGAACGTTACCCTAGAATGGAGTTAAGAGAAGTAAAACAAGCAATTACAGATCATCTTGTATCAGA